TGGCCATGGTATCGACGAGTTCATTTTGTGGTTGTCCGTTGTGTGCCCTGACCCATTTCCACTCGACATTTGATATTTCTTGTGAAAGTTGATCAATTTTTACCCAGAGATCTTTGTTCTTTACGGTTGTACCTGTCGATGTTTTCCATCCATTCAGTTTCCATTTTTTGATCCAAGAAGTTATACCATTCTTCACGTAGTTACTATCCGTAAAAATTGTGACAGAACCTATTTTACGCTCGATGCATTCTTCGAGAGCCATGACTACCGCGGTCATTTCCATGATGTTATTCGTTGTGTTGTCTTGTCCACCCGATAATTTAAAGTCTGGACCTAGCACGGCCCAACCACCTGGACCGGGGTTACCTAAACAACTTCCGTCGGTGTAAATATTTTGCATGTTTAGTTATCTTGTAACGAATTTCCTAAATTACTTGCTGTTTTTAAACGTCGGCCCTCGTTAATAACCTTTCGCTTTTCCTCTGTCGATAATTTCTCTCCCGACAACCTACTTTGTGAGCGACGTTCATCACCCTCTATACGACGCAGTTTTTGTATAACTTCATATGTTTGCGGTTGACTCATGAGTTCAGTTTTTTGTTGATTTCTTTTATCAGCGGTTTTTAAGCGACGCTTTTCATTATAATTTTCACGACTTGTTTGTGATACTTTATTGTGTGTATACGAACCATTTTCGTAAAGTTCCTTCATTAATTTATTAGAGGTTTCAAGTTCTGGTATCCTCTCTACAATCCTATCCGAAATACCATGTATTGTATTATAAACAGCTCGACGCTCGTTTATTTCTTTTATAGCATCATCTTTATTTTCAAATGATTTTTTCCACCATGTATCTTCGTTGTGTTGAATACTTGCGATCCATCGTTTATTTGTATTGCACCAATGAACACCTCGGTGTCCAGATTTATTATTTGAATTCAAGTTTGCACGATGTGATACATTCATAGACTTTGATAGTACGCGAAGATTACATCTCCTATTATCGAGGGTGTCACCATTTATGTGATCAACAACTTTATTTTGATCATCATCCATACCAAGAATCAAAAATCGATGAAGACGAATTTTACGACGCCCACCCGGGCAATTCCTCCAATCAGCTGTCACATAATTGTTTTTAGCCCCCGATAAAAACCAACTTGGCATCTTAGTGACATAGACGTCATAATCTTGCTTGTCTATAGCAAACGAGATGCCACCAAGTTTCTTAGATTTGAATGGCACAAGCACATAATCTTTATCTTCCATTTTTAGAATAGAGCAACAAATCTTTAAGTAATGCCGCCTATATCAATGTAACTTTTATAATATTTGATGTATTATAAAAATTATTTACTAGTAAATTACGAGATAATGAGATTAATTGCTAAAGGCTAATCCGCCCATCCCGCTTTGGATGCGGAGGACGTTGTAGTTGGTCGCGAACATGTTGAGCGACGTCGCGGCACCGGATCCCATGTTGGACTTAACCTTGACGGCAACTTGGGCGTTGTCAATACGCGAGAAGTTGCACGTACCGGTCGGTTGGTGTTCTTCCGGCTTGAGGGCGAAAGAGTACGCGTACACACCCGGCATCGGGCAGCCAGAGTGGTGGTTGAACGGTTGCACTTGGTTGAAGTACTTACCGGTTTGCTCCTTGAAGCGGTCTTGACCGTTAAGAACAAGCTTGAACGTGTCGAGCGGACCGACAGCGGCGGCAGAAGAGGCACCTTCTTCGACCATTCGGAGGCCACCGTCGACACCCGCAGAGAAGAGCGGGACACCGGTCGCTTGCGTGAGCGGCACGTAGCAGTTAGACGATACACCGGCCGTCGGGTCAGATTCGACAACGACATCACCCGTCTGAACGTTGGAGGAGAAGTTCCACAACTTGTCTTCCGCGGCAGACGCACCGGTGACAGCCCAGACGAGTTCCTTCACCGGGTGGTTGTAGGACAAACGGATGTTCTTGGTTTCACCCGAGGTCACGGCATCGACACCAGTGTGTTGCACTTGTTCAATGAGGTATTCGTGACCCTTTTGGGCGAAACGGCGGCGTTCTTCAGTGTCGAGGTACACATAGTTGCCCCAGACCTTGAAGGTGTTGGTCGTGAAGTAGGTTTCGAAGTTGTCGGACAAATCGAAGTCAATGCGCACTTCGTGGTATTGAAGGGCAATGAGCGGCAAATAGAGACCCGGGTTTCTGTTGAAGAAGAAGATGAGCGGCAAGAACACTTGGCCCAAACCCGTCGTCATCTTCGCGTAGTTCGCCTTCTTGGATTCATCCAAGTAAAGCTCGGAGTACAAACGCCACCAGCGTTGGTAGTGCTTGTCGATGCGTTGACCACCGATGGAGAGTTCGGCCGTCTTGATCGCACGTTCCGCAACCCAGTTGCAGTCCGTGGCACCAGACTTCGTGGTGAGAGCGGACGCGTTCGACGTCAATTCAACGTACATGTCACCGATCAAGTCACCGTTGCGGGCAACAGTCACGGAGATGCGGCCGTTGTTAGCCGGGTTACCGTTCGTGGTTTGTTCGATGTTTTCCATCGCAAAGTTGGTGTGTCGCTTGTACACAGCCTGGAAGAAAGTGACCTTCGGGTTACCCGTAAGGTAGACATCTTGAGCGCCATAGGCAACGAGTTGCATGAGGCCACCAGCCATTGTGAGAGTTTTGTATTATAGACCAAGATTTTTTTTTGGCCTGGTGCCGCGCGACGCGAAAAATCGATGTTGGACTTTTCTCAGTATAGATCAAATGCCGAGTGACCAAGAAATTGAAGAAGGTGAAATTATCGAAGACGACGACATCGTCGAAGACCTTGATGACGAAGAAGAAGATTTTAATTTTGAAGAATCCGGGATAGACCTCGTCGATATTCTTACGACCCCTGAAGGTGATACAGTGTGTTCTGCTCTGGTTGCACTTGTTCAACAAATCCAAACTCAAAATAAAATCCTGATAAAGATGCTCGGTAAGATGGGTTAAAAAATAGAAGCGAGTATTAGTAAATTAAGGGATGGAGACTCACTTCATATCCGAAGATGCCGATCAACATCAATCGAATATGGAGATGTGGAAAAGTCAGATTCAATCATTAAGTTCTGAAGAACTTGTGGAGTTTCTATCTGGCCTCGAAAACGAATGGTACATCGGCGCACGGAGAGATTCCAAAATCTCTTCGGAGCTGGGATATAAAAAATTCTTCAGACCGGAAGAAATAGATCCCGAATCTGGGAAACCGTATAGAGTAGATATAGAGTTGCTTTCTGGAAAACACAAGAGTATCCTTACACACCTTGGACAGTTGTATCACCGAGGTGAATCTCTTGATATTCTGGACTACGAACCGGATGATGATGGCCTGAAAGTTTCGGTACGTATTAATCGTCTGATTGATCAAGTGGATGATGCATTTCAAATTGTTTTTCGTAACACAAGAATCTACGAACGTATCAACAATCCAACGTTTGTTCCTATCAATCCGGAAACAGATCATTCATTATTCAGATGTAGCACTATCAATGTTGATGAGTTGACACCTTATCAACAAGCTATCGTGGCTGTTTTAAATCACACGTACACGAATAATATTAGGCGTTACAAAGGATATTGTTGTACACAGATCGTTACTCCTGAAGGCTATTCGACACGTGCATGGAAGCCAGCAAAGACTATTCAAGAAGAAGTTCACATGTTTGCTCAAAAAGAAACAAACTTTGAAACTTGGAAGAATCTTACTTCTCGAGGTTCCGGTTTCAATGATGTGATTAATCATTTATCAAAGTGTTCGGACATGCAATTCCCAGAGATTTCTAAGAATCGCCACGTCTGGAGTTTCAAGAATGGCGTGTTCATCGGCAAGGAGTGGGTGCCATCGACTGGTAGGTACGAATCTAAATTTTACAATTACGAAAGTAAGCAGTTCAAATGTCTCGATCCCACGATAGTGAGCTGTAAATACTTTGATCAAATGTTTGAAAGCTATGACCACATTGAAGACTGGTGGGACATCCCAACGCCGTACTTTCAAAGTATTATGGATTACCAAGGTTTTGATGAAAAAGTGGCCAAGTGGATGTACGTCATGGGAGGTCGTCTTTGTTTTGACGTTGGTGACCTCGAGGGTTGGCAAATTGCTATGTACTGTAAAGGGGTTGCCAGAACTGGTAAGTCTACTTTGT